GGAGAACAGTTTCTCGGACTCGATCAGGGAAACCTGCACATTGCCGTGCGGATCTCTGTCAAGGAACAGCTGCTGCTGGATGGTCTGCGGAAGGATCGCGAAGACTTCCATGGACTCCTTCGTGAGGCCTTTCTCGATGAATGCATACTTGGCATCCCAGTTGGGAAGTGCGTTGAATTCTTCGGTCTTCTTGCCTGCAAGAAGTTCGTTGATCTCAGCAATAAGCTTGGAGAATTCGGGTACGAACTCTACGATACCTTCGGGAATGATTGCAACACCGAAGTTTTCGCCGTTGTTGCCTCTCTTCTCTACCGCATCTGCAATATAGTTGGTGATGGATGCGATGGACATCTTCTTTGCTGCAACTTCTTCACCTACCAGACAGATGTTGGGCTGGGTTTCAAGAGCGCACTCAAGAGCTACGTGAGAAGCGCTGCGGCCCATAACCTTGATGAAGTGCCAGTATTTCTTTGCGGAGTTTGCATCTCTTTCGATGTTACCGATAAGTTCGGAATAAGTCTTGGTAGCTGTATCAAAACCGAAGGAAGCTTCGATATCTTCATTCTTTAAGTCGCCATCAATGGTCTTGGGGCATCCGATAACCTGTACGCCGGTGTTGTGAGCAGCCATGTACTCTGCAAGTACTGCAGCGTTGGTGTTGGAGTCGTCACCGCCGATGATAACGATGGCGGTAAGGCCGTGCTTCTTGGCAACTTCGGTAACAACCTTGAACTGCTCTTCGGTCTCGAGTTTGGTACGACCGGAACCGATGATATCGAAACCGCCGGTGTTTCTGTATGCGTCGATGTAAGCATCGTCAAATTCAACGAAATCGTCATCGATAAGTCCGCTGGGGCCGCCCTTGAATCCAAGAAGAACGTTGCTCTTGTCGGTAGCCTTTAATGCATCGTAAAGACCGCAGATAACGTTGTGTCCGCCGGGTGCCTGTCCGCCGGAAAGGATAACACCTACAACCTGCTTCTTGGAAGCGGAAGTGTTCTTACCCTTTACGAAGGTAATTTCGTTCTTACCGTAGGTATTGGGAAAAAGTGCCTTAATCTTGTCCTGATCGGCTACGCTCTTTGTTGCCTCACCGTCTTTAACGGTGATTTCGGAAATGCCGCCTCTAAGCATGCCGGGAAGCTTGGGGCTGTAAGCATATCTTGCTTTCTGAAGGTTTGAAAGATTCATTTTGTTACTCCTTTATAAATTAATTATTTTACTACGATGTTGATGATCTTACCGGGAACATAGATCTCTTTGACGAGAGTCTTTCCGTCGATAAAGTTCTTGACTCCGGGGATCTCCTTTGCTTTTGAAAGTGCGGAATCCTTGTCCTCGTCAAGAGCCAAAGAAACGGTGCCTCTTACTTTGCCGTTTACCTGGATACCGATCTCAATGCTGTCTTCCTTGACCGCTTCTTCGTCAAAAGCAGGCCATTCGGCGTAAGCGATGGAAGAATCGTGGCCGAGAATCTCCCACATTTCTTCACCTGCGTGAGGGCAGATGCAGGAGAACATCTTGACGAAGCCTTCGGCGTATTCCTTGGGACACTTGCCTTCTTTGTAGGCAGCGTTCATGAATATCATCATCTGACTGATGGCAGTGTTGAAGGCCAGCTCTTCGAAGTCTTCGGTGACTTTCTTGACAGTCTGGTGGTAAACCTTGGTAAGAGCGTCATTGTTTTCGGATGTAATATTATCCGCATCCGTGATAAATGTCCATACTCTGTTGACAAAACGTCTTGCGCCTTCGACTCCCTGCTTGCTCCAGGGCTTGCTTACTTCCAGCGGTCCCATGAACATTTCGTAAAGTCTTAAGGTATCTGCGCCGTAGTCCCTGATGATATCCGAAGGGTTAACCACGAACTCGGGGAAACGCTTACCCATCTTGATTCCGTTTTCACCAAGAATCATTCCCTGGTGAACCAGTTTCTTGAAGGGTTCCTTGGTGGGTGCAAGGCCCTTGTTGTAAAGATATCTGTTCCAGATACGCGAATAAATAAGGTGTCCTACAGCGTGCTCGGGTCCGCCGATGTAAAGGTCAACGGGCATCCAGTGCTTTAAGAGTTCCTGATTTGCGAATTCTTTATCGTTGTGAGGATCGATATATCTGAAATAATACCACGAAGAACCTGCGGAACCGGGCATGGTGGATGTTTCTCTCTTACCCTTGATTCCGTTCCTGTCGTATTTCTTCCACTCTGTGGCGTTCTCAAGAGGCGCCTGACCGTTCTTGCCCTTATAATCCTCAAGTTCGGGAAGTACCAAAGGAAGCTCGGAATCATCAAGAACGTAGATCTTTCCGTCGTCTCCGTGTACCACGGGAACAGGCTCGCCCCAGTAACGCTGGCGGGCGAAGATCCACTCTCTGAAGTGATAGTTTACGGTCCTCTTGGCTACTCCCATCTTTTCAAGTTTGGAGGTAATGGCTTCTTTTGCTTCTTCAACGGTAAGACCCGTGAACTCTTCGGAATTGATGAGTTTACAGCCCTTTCCGAGATAATCGTACTTTTCGAAAGCACACTCGGAAACATCGCGTCCTTCGATAACCTGAATCATTTCGATGTTGTGAGCAACCGCATATTCAAAGTCACGCTGATCGTGGGCGGGAACCGCCATAACAGCGCCGGTACCGTAGTTAGCAAGAACGAAGTCACCGATGAACATACGAACTTCTTTGCCGTTTACGGGGTTGATACAGGACACGCCCTTAAGCTCGCAACCAGTCTTACCCTTGTTAAGCTCGGTTCTGTCCATATCGTTCTTTTTAAGAGTCTCTGCAATATAGGCTTCAACCTCTTCTTTGTTCTCAATGCGAGGCATCAAATCCTTTACAATCTGTCCGTCGGGAGCAAGAACCATAAAGGTGATGCCGTAGATGGTCTCGATACAGGTGGTGAAGATCGAGAACTTTCCGCCGCCTACGATCTCAAACTCCACTTCCACACCCGTGGACTTTCCGATCCAGTTTCTCTGGATGTCTTTTGTGGATTCGGGCCAGTCGATCTCGTTAAGTCCCTCAAGCAATTCTTCCGCAAAAGCAGGCTGGTTGATGACCCACTGCTTCATGTTCTTACGAACTACGGGGTATCCGCCGCGCTCGGACTTTCCGTCGATAACCTCATCGTTTGACAAAACGGTGCCCAGTTCCTCGCACCAGTTAACGGGCATATCCACGTATTTTGCATAGCCGTCAAGATAAAGCTGCTTAAAGATCCACTGGGTCCACTTGTAAAATTCGGGATCGGAAGTTGCGACAACCTTGGTCCAGTCGTAGTCAAAGCCAAGTTCTTTAAGCTGCTTTGAGAAGGTCTCTATATTTTTCTGAGTAAATCCGTTCGGATGGTTACCGGTGGAAACCGCATACTGCTCGGCCGGCAAGCCGAAAGAATCATATCCCATGGGATGTAGTACATTGTAGCCCTGCATTCTCTTCATTCTGGATACGATATCCGTGGCGGTGTAGCCTTCGGGATGTCCCGCATGAAGGCCTACGCCCGAAGGGTAAGGGAACATATCAAGAGCATAAAATTTGGGCTTGGAAAAGTCCCAAACATCGGTCTTGAAAGTCTGATTATCTTCCCAGTACTTCTGCCATTTGGGCTCAATCTCTTTGGGATTGTAAACTCTTTCTCCGTTTTTCATGACAACTCCTTTATATTTTTAAACTTATACCCGATAAGATAGCACATTTTCGGCGTTGTAACAATACTAATTTTGTGTTGTTTTTCACATAGTTCTACGGCTGGCGCCGTAGAAGCACGCTACAAACGACTTGCGTCGTTTGTCACACGGCTGGCGCCGTATTAAGCCCACACGAAACTACAAGCAGTGCTACAAACGACTGACGTCGTTTGTCACACGGCTGGCGCCGTATGAAATCGTCAAAAAGAGAGTCCGTACCCATGCAAGCATGGACGGACTCTCTTTTTTCCGCTTTCGCACTGCTTATAGCTTCGTGCGGATAACAGGACTTGAACCTGTTACGGTATTCAATAACCGTTTATTTAATCACGTTTTTACGCTATTCGTTGTACAATCTGTGTACATTGTCGAAATTGCCGTGTAGGGTTTAGCCTGTTCTTCTGCCGTTTTTACATACTTTCCATTTTGGAAATGAGCCGCTGAAACTCATGCTTGGTGTCTTCCGGGGCCTTATCCATCAGGTCTCTTAACTCGGATACTACTTTATCGTCTCTTGAGTAGTTATACCGTCTTCTTGAATATCCGGGATTATAACTTCTGTAAGAGCCTCTGTAAGAACCATCGTCATAAGAGCCATCATCATAAGAACCACCTGCGTCTTCCATTGCCATGATGGTCTTTATGGACTTCAAGGTATGGGCAAGCTTGTCGATATACTCAAGCATCCCGGTTGATAACTCGGTCTTCTCGACCTTGTTTGTCACCTTGGTAAGCTCGTCAGATACCATACTGCACAGTTTTTCCATTGTTTCGTGTTTCATAGGCGTACCTCCTTATGCTCTTGCCGTAGCAGGAGTAGTGGTAGCCGTTGTAGGCGGATATACGCCAAGGATGTACTGTGTCTGTGCGGTAAGTGCGTTGGACAGATAGTTATTCTGTGCTACCTGCGAAGCGTTGAATGTCGCAATGTTAAGCTGATTCTGTAATTCAAGAATCTTCTCGTTCTTGGCGTCAATCTTGTCCTGACACATCATATCAAGGATTCTCTGCGTGTTTGCGTTGTTGGCAACAAGAATGTCCCTGATCCCTTCGCTGATGGCTGCTCTGTCGGCACAGTTTTCACTCTGAATGGTGTTCTGTAACTGACAGGAAGCAAGCCTCTGCTCACAACAACATGAAGCGTTCTGTGCGGCCAGGTCGGCTATCGCACCTGTGATGGCGGTCTGTGAAGCGAAGCTCTGCTGAAGGTCGGCTATCTGCCTTGCATTGTTTGCGATTTCTGCCTGTGCAAAGCCATTACTTACGGTGGCATTGACACCTGCAAATCCACCGCAAAGAGCGGTCTGAATGTCTCCAAGGCTACTCTGAACCCCGGTCAACTGATTCTGTGTTGCAAGATTCTGGAAACCGCTTGTGGTGATATCAGCCTGATTCATCCAAGGATAAATCTCTGCTCCACCGTAACCGCCTCCGAATCCTCCGAAGCCACCTGCGAAAAGAAGAAGAAGGATAATCCATCCCCAATCTCCTCCGAAACCGCCATTGTTACCCATGGGAGTAACAGGCATTACTGTGTTTTCTTCGTACATAATTTTTCCTCCTATAATTGTTTTAGGTTAGGAACTACTCTCTTAAGCGAATAGTCCGTATGTTAAGGCCTTTAACATCATTTGAACATCTGTGCTTTATTTACGGCAGCATTGTACTGTGCCTGTGATACCTTCCCGGTCTGCATAAGATACGTAAGAATATCATTGGGATTGGTCATCCCTTGGGGAATATTGATGCCTCTCTGCTGAAGGAATGCTACCGGGTTATTCTTTAACTGATTTAACATCTTTGTCTGTGGGTTCATCTTCTGAAATAACGGATTCATTTGCCATCTCCTTTATCTTTTTCTTAAGCTCTGCGATTTCGTCCTTTAAGACTTCCATCTCGTCCTTTGGTTTATTCCTGATCGTGTAATCAAGAATCTGCATGGTGGGTCTTCCTGCCATATCGGTCTCTTTAATATAGATAACCTGTGCTTCCGAGTCCCACAACGCTATTGTGTTGTTCGGTGCTACCAAGAAGGCTTTCGCCCCGGCTTCACCTTGTACCCATGTAATGTTGTTCATTTTTCCTCCTTATACCAATAGTATTGCGGAATCTCCGATAAAGAGTTCCATGAGTCATAAAGGCATCCGTCCACCACGGTGGCAACGTGCGTTCCAAATCCCAAGACATACGTCCCTTTGAAAAATTCGTGGCAGAAGTCTTCTGCATTGTAACAGTCATCGCACATAGGGACAGATTCTCGTCTGAATCCGTGCCTATATAAGGTTGCTCCCCACACACTGTTGGATGATGGCATATCACATAGCCTGATCGCATCGATTATAATAAGAAGAAATGCGTGTATCCAATTTGTGTTCAAAGCCTTGGCAACTGCCCGGACTGCACAATCTCCTACTCTTTTGCCTTTGGGGTTCGGGTTATATTCAATCCACATACTCTTGTCCTTTCATTAATATGATAGTCCTAACAGTGAAAAAGTTAAATGAAGCAAGCGTGCATCTTTCGTGCAACTTTTGTGCAATAAAAAAAGCCATACTGTTTAATATGACTTTTTCAGAAAATCTATATGCTTGAATATTTGTTCTTCGCCTTGATATACAATGGTTTTGATTCGCCTAACTGACAATTTGAATTCATCCTCTAATGACTCAAATTTAATTCCATCAATTAATCGTCTTTTGAGAATTTGTCTGTCACGCTCATTAAAAATCCATTCATCAATTAATAAAGACAACTGACTTACGCTAATATCCATAAAAGATTACTCACAATCAATCCAAGGCCCAACGCGATGCAGAGAATCCATTGCCGTTTAATGATTCTCTCGCATCGTGCCATATCAGATTCGTACAAAAGATAGGTCATGGAGTCAAACTCTTTTTTGTCCATTACTCTTCTCCCATTTTGGTTTCAATGACAGTAACCCTGTGTTCAAGATTCTTAAGCTCTCCCTGAATGGATGTCATCATGGTTTTTGATTCGTTGACAACCTGCTGAATGTTTTCAAGTTTAACAATAACGGTGGTCGAATCAATAGCCACTTTTTTGGCTTCGTGCTTATCATCCTTTGCGGCGTTCTTAATAAGAGAATACGCTGCGATAAGAAGCGATATAATTGTCAATACCCAAGGGAATGCCGTTTCAAAATCTATCATTTTTGTCCTCCAATGTCCGTCCGGGTATAATGTTGTTGTCATAGGCAAGTTCTCCTTTCAACACTATTATACTGTCGGTTTATTAAAGCATTGCTTCAAGCTCTGCTTTTCGTTTGTTTAAGTCTGCAATCTGCTGATTAATATCAGAGACTTGCTGATTTAACTTATCAATTGCTACGTTGATGTCGTTTATTTCAGCTTTGATTGCGCTTTTGTCGGAATCGAGCTTTGAAATGGTATCCTGGCCTACCCATCCGTATACGCCACCACCCACATAATTTCCTTTGTCATTGACCTTCCGGCAATGGTATGGGTATTTGCCTGTCGGATATATGTCCGTGATTCGTGCAAGGCTTGGTGCTTTATACGTTCCTGATCCTTTGTCGTTTGCAGAAGTATGATGATTTCCGCCAAGGAAATTAACAATTTCGCCAACACTGAAATCGCCTGTCGGTTCGTCTGGCACGGCAGGATTATAGATGAATCCCAAAAAATCGTATTTGCGTCCCTGACCCCATCTACCGTCTTTGTTGGTTCTCGTTTGAGTCCAAAACGGTCTTCTTGCGTTGTATCCGCTCTCGGATGTAATGATTGAACCGTCCGAGTTTATCTGCTCGACAACCGCTACGTGACCTGCTCCGTCACCGCCTGAACTTGCAGAACCCTGACTCCATACGATTATTGAACCGAGTTTCGGAGTCGTTCCGATAGTCAGACCGTAGGATTTTGCTTTGATGATAAACTGTTCCGCATTGCATACAAGCTGATACTTTATCATGTTCAAGCCTTGGATTTCTGCGTATCGAGAATTTGCATAGCCTACGCAATTGGCCAATACGTTTAATCCGGGGCATACAGGCTTTCCTTCAATTGCGTTGGAGTATCCGCCTTTTTTCTTGGTATTGTAATATGGATTTCCTTCGTCCGGGATTGTAAATCTTGGCGTGTACATCTTATGCCTCCTTCGGCTTTGGCTTGTCGTAAGTCATTGCCAACTTTGAGTCGCTCCATCCTTCGGTGGTGGGGTCGTTTACTACACCAAGCACACCGAGAATCATAAAGATAATCTTAACGATTTCAATTAATCGCTCTACGATGGGGTTAAGATCAGGAACAGGCCCGAAGAATCCCCACACTTCCGCAACAAGTGCGGCTACCAAAGTGATTAACGAAATCCAAAATACTTTGTTTTTTATTCTTGCTTTCCAATTGATTTTCATTTTTCTTCCTCCTATTCAGCGTTGGGAACAGGGTCAATATCCGTGTATCCCCAATACTCTTTGGCTTCCTGGCCACCGTGAGAATTGGTTACGGTACACATAGAGCCTTTAAGACTATCGTCTGTCATGTCCGTACCGAGGTTGGTATGAAACTTGGCCATGGCTGCGTTCCTGTCTTCATAGGACATCAACTCTGACTTTTTGATTTCTCCATTCTTTAAATACTTAACTCTTGTTACAAAAAACATAATCTTTTCCTCCTTTATTTTAAGAAATTGTTACATCATAGAATCCTGCGTGACATGATGGAGACCATCTGCTTCCCTCGTGGGACTCATATTCGGTATGCACTTCGACATATGGACTACCGCTATTTCCAATTGTGAACGTATAAGAACCACCATCACGGTCTATAGTGCCACCGTACCTTTCGTCATCATTGTAAATGTTGCTTCCGTCAATAGTCAGCCTTCCTTTTATTCGTCCACCTGCGGTAGCATAGTACCAATGCGTTATTGTGCAGGTTCTTCCGTAGCACTCGGGAGTAAATGTAATCCTTGCGGTTGCCTGTCCGTTGCATTCATAATCCGACCAATCAGCATAATAGTATGCTCCCCAAGTGCCCGAATCAGACACGCCACCGTGGTTTACGGTTGTCCACGTTGTTCCGCTATAGTTTCTTGTTGGGGTTATAAACTTGTTGTAGCCTTCTTGAAGCACGCCGCCGATGATTGGCGAAAACGGAAACTTCTTGCTTTTTAATGCTTTAATCCAAGCCATGACTCCTCCTTACAGATTGTGAATCCACAACCTCATGCTTGTTGCCTTCTCCAATGCATCGAATGTTACTACACAACTCCCTTCAGTAGTGGTGTAGCCTGTTGGAGCAATTGGCTCGTTGGGAGTAGATGCGGTCTGATTATCTGTGAGCAACTCTACGATTGAAGTGGTATGAATTGCCGAATCACTGAAAGTTACGGATGTATCACCTACCGCACAATTCTGAACCGTGGTAAGAACTCCAAGAGCCGTAGATACGTTTGATGCATTATCGTCTACCTTCTTCTCAAGTTTACCCATCGCACTATTCACCGTGTCGGTGGTGGCAATGGGTGAAGAAGTCTGTGCCTTGGCGTATCCTGTCATCTTGATGTCCGAACCAACGTAATCGGAATTTGATGGAGTAACCGCTCCTGTGCGTCCATTAAAGGATGTGACTCTGCTTGACGCTACCTCATCGTCAAGTTTTCTTTCCAACTTTCCGATGGCTTGGTTGACCTTGTCAGAGGTCACTATTGCCCCTGTGCTTGAAGGTTTGCTATACCCTGTCATCGGAATCATGTTGCCTGTGTAGTCTCCGTCTGCAGGGGATACCGCTCCTGTCCTGCTATTAAACGAGGTCACCCTTGAAGATGCGGTCTCATCATCAATCTTCTTCTCTAACTTGCCGAGTGCTTGGTTAATTGTATCTGTCGATGCAATTGCACCTGCAGATGATGCCTTACTGTAGCCTGTTGCTTTGATGTCAGAGCCATCGAGTGTGATGCTCTGTCCTGTGTGACCGTTTACGGTGGTCAATGAACCTGCAAAGCAATCCCACATAAGGTCTGCGGTCACATATGCGTTTGTTCCTGCAGGGTACGACTTGCCTCCGCCATCCTTAAATCGTGAGTCAGAGGTGAAGGCATCGGAGATGTTGTACATCATACCTGCGGCAAGGTTCTGTGTGGGGAGGTTTGCAAAAGCAACCGTTCCCATAGGAAGAAGTCCTCCTGCCATACCTGCCGCTATCTGTTCGCACTGTTCCTTGTAGTGTTTTGCATTGTCATTATCTTCGCCTGATCTTGTCCCGGTGCCGCCTACGGCATAGCTCTGTGAGAGCGTGGCGTAACTTGATGCACTTGTTGCGGATGCAGATGCATTACTTGCAGAAGTCGATGCGTTTGATGCTGATGTCGATGCTGCGCTTGCGGATGCGGAAGCGTTAGATTCACTTGTAGCCGCATTGCTTGCAGATGTCGATGCATTTGATGCTGATGTCGATGCGTTAGATTCGCTTGTGGCTGCTGCGTTTTTGTAGGCCAGGGCATTGGCTTCCGAGGTTGCTGCTGCGTTTTTATAGGTCAGGGCATTCGCTTCCGAGGTTGCTGCGTTACTTTCGGATGTAGCAGCCGCATTTTTGGATGCAAGGGCATCGGTTGCAGATGTAGCCGCATTATTCTTGTGATATTCTGCGTTGGATTCGCTCTGTGATGCTTCGAATGCGGAAGAAGCAGCCTGTTCTGATAAATATTTGGAATTATTATGGAAATAAGGACTTGTGCTACCTACATCTACACCATTCTGCTTGCCGATTGCGTAGCCTTCAGACTTAAGCGCATATTCTTCAACATCATCAATCCGGGCAATGGCATCCGCAATGACTGTGGATGTGTACTCCGTACCGTCTCCAAAGACGATAGTGATGATGTTATTTTCATCGATATACATGTCTGCGATAGCAGAGTCCTTCATGGCTTCCGCTTCCGCAATAGCTTCCGTAAGAGCCGTATAAGTGGTAGTTCCTTCAGCCTCTGAATCCTCGATGTTTGACTCCCACACTTCCATTCCAAACTTGGGAGATACAAGGGTTGTGATGTTAGTTCCGACTGTGCGGATAATCTTTAACTGAAGTTCTACTACTCCGGCTTCAGAAATGTCCTGATCCAAGACATCATAAATGACCTTATTGTTTTCCGTGTCGATGGAGCAAGCATTAATAGAAGGCTCTGTCTGTGAAGGCCTTCTTACGTACATCGATGCGGTTATATTATCTAACGGAAAAGTGTAATTTTCAGGGCCTTCCTTCAAAGTGATTTCCATGGTACGTGCCGTGTTTTCGCCTGTCTGAAATCCCTGAAGAACTCTCTGTAATCCGTTCTTATGTGTGTCCAATGTGAATCTATATGTAAGTTTGTTCATGGCTTTTCCTCCTTACTTAATTATGATAATAAAAAGAGAGTGGGTATTTCTACCCACCCCCTTTGCCTTACTTAAGGGTTATTCCCGGCCATATTCTGCCGACTGTGTTGTTCCAAAAGACTTTGAATGCTCTGAAGGTACTTGATACCGGGACTCCGCTTGCATCGATGCCCTTGGCAATTTCGTATAATACCTTGTAATTGATAGCCTTACCTTTTATGAGGTTGCCTATTCTGATGGTTGCTTTGCCGAGGTTTTCAAAAATGGCTTCGTCCATTCTTGTATCGGTGTATATCTTGTACTGCCATCCGAAGATTACCTTGAAGCCATCAAACAGAATTGACCACGCATCCTTTATAATCGGAATCTTTCTTAACGGATTCAGTTCTTCAATGAATCTCTTAAAGAAGTCTACGATCAGGTTCTCGTCATCCTCGTCTCCGTCATAATTTCTTATCTTTCCGATAACTGCACGGAGGAGTGATTCAACTGCCGAGCTGATTAAGTAAATTGTTGCGGCTCTGCGGATTGTTTCTCCGTACTTCTTGAGTGCGGCCTGTTTTCCGCTTCTTCTTGCTTCCATTGAAAATGACTCTGCTGCGTCCATAAGGACGTTTAAGGCCAGGGTCGGCTCGGATTGGAATGCCGTTATCATCTTGGAGTACATGGTCTTGTCTCTCATGATTTGAGACCGGGTAAGGATTGAATCCACTACCTGCGTTCCGTAAATGACTTCGGTCAGCCTCTCTGCGGTCTCCTTGTAAAGGTCATCGCCTTCAAGAGCAGGATACTTGTCCTTGGTCTCTAACAGACACGCATTCCATAACTTGCTCCAAGTCCATTCATCTGCCTTACCTGCAAGGTACAGACCCTTTTCAATGATGCTTTCCTTCTTGGACTCGTCCTGCATAATCTTATGCTCAAGGCCCCGGTGGATGGAAGTATTGTAGAATCCCATGTCCTTCCATACCGCTATACCGCACCACTTAAGAGCTTCCTTGGTTGACTTCATCGCCATACCTTTTGCAAGGTACTTGGAATCTATCATATATCCGGCTCTTATGTAAGACAGAGGCTGAAGTGCTGCCACCTGAAGGTTGGCCGCTACGGCTGCGGTCTTGTAGTTCTTCATCATCTTACCTGCAAAGTCATCCGCTCTGCCACCGCTTACGTCTCCGTTCATGTCTGCCAAGAGAAGTCCGATGTACCTGTTGCCCTGCGCTCCGAGTGTGTTTTCAATGGAGGCTTTAACCGAATGCCAATGAGCTTTGTTTTCGGCTTCGTCTAACATCTCAACGTCTTTGTAATTCCATATCCTGATCACATCAAGAACCGGGAGTGCCAATGAGTGGTACTGTGCCATCTCGGTGGAGTGCATTGCGAACACTTCAAAGATGTCAAATATCTCGATAGGGTTCTTGGCGTTGGGATTGATAGGCTTCGTGAATCCCATGTTCAGCAACTGATAAAGGGATGTGCCTCTCTGCCTTGCTTCACGTGACAACTGATTTTGGTCTACCTTGATAGGGAAGTAGTTTTTCTCGGTCATTCCCTTGAAGCCAAAACGCTTCATCGTGATTTCGTTGCCCCACTTCTGACATACGGTGTTCATAAACTCCTGAAGTTTGTCAGCAACCTCTTTTTGCTCTGCGGTAAGAGAATTGATTATCGTTTCAAGGCTTGCCTTGGTGAGTGTGGTGTTCTCAATCTGTCTTGTGGTTTCTTTTGCTCCCTTGACCTTAAAGTCTCCAATCTTAATACCGCCTGTCTTCAAGTGGTTAATTGCCTGATCACGTTTTGATAAGCAATACAAACTCATAATCTGCGGAACGGTCATCTGAATGGTTTTCTTCCGGGGTTGTACTAAATCTTCTCCCTTTACCGTGCCGTACTCGATTTCGTCTACGGTGAAGGTCTTGACTTCATTTCTCCATGCGTTAACATCTTTCCCGGAGAAGGTTTCCTTTGCGTAGTCCTCAATCTGCTTTGCTTCGAATGCGTACTGATTCATACCGTCCATGAGGAGTTTAAATGCCTTTTGGCCACCTGCTCCGAGCCTCTTAAAGAAGTAGAACGGAACGGTATTGTCGATTTCAAGGAACTGTGTTGCCCGGTTGTCGAACTTTTTCTGTCCGATTGAATCAAGGTAACTGATTATTTCCTGGCCTACTCCGCTTACGGACTCTTTGTTGTGAGCCGACAGGCACTTATTCATGTTGGTAATGGCACTCTTAAGAGCCGTAATCATGTTTGAAAGGCTCTCCAAGTCTGCCGTACTCATCTTGGAAAGGTTGAAGTTTTCACCCTGTCTTGCTTCCACGGCAGCCACTGCGTCTTTTATCTTGGCAAATTCGGTGGTGAATTCAGGTATCCAATCCAACTGACTTAAGTCATAGGCGTCTTTATCTGCCACCTTGTCCTGCTCTATCTCAAGAAGCAACTGACTTATCTTTGCCATTCTCTGTCCGAGAGTCTCTTCAGACTTGGTAAGGTTACCTTTAGATTTCCGCCACTCATAATCGTCCTTTGTGAAACTGATGGATGTTAAGAGTTTGCCCAAAGGCTCTTTGATGGCCTGCGGCACCGGGTTGGTCTTATCATTTGTGAGAAGCCATCTTGAAAGTACCTGCGACTGCTCCGTTATCTTATCGATAATGGCTTGCTTTTCTGCTTTGGCTTTCTCAATGCCCTTCTCCATCTTGAGTGCCGTGTTTTCCTCGGTGAGCCTCTTATTTTCAAGAGTAAGCTCATCTACAAGCTTCTGTGCTTCAGGAGGTAACTTGGTGGACTTTAACACGCTTTCGGAGTCGGTAGGATTTGCATTGTCCACGGACTTGACCGCTTCTGCATTAAAAGGCATCCATGCTTTTTCAAACTCATCGTTACTCTGAATGCCATCGTATCCGGCTGCCTGAATCCTTTCGGAAAGGTTTCCGTCTCCGTACCAATACTCGGAGGAATCAAGTAATTCATAAAATGCATAGTACGTTCCGTCTTCAAACCTTCCGCCCTTCAAAGGGTCTGCCTGGCCGTTTTTCCCGGTAACCGAAGAATCAAATTCAAAATCGGTAACGCCATTTGCCTTGAAGAACTTTTCCCATCCTTTTAAGGTCTTGGCTTCTCCGTCCATTACAAGAGGATTCTTGATGTTTAAGTAATACGCCTTGGTGTCTCCGTAAATCTTTGCGTATTCTTTATCTTCGGAGAAGTATCCGACTATCTTGGATAGACCGTTCTTTTCTGTGGTAAACTTATTGGGTTTGAAGGCTTCGAAGTCTTCATATGTTCCGTGGTATACCACAAGAAGTCTGCCCTGATCATCTACTACCTTCGAATCCTTGAAGTAGTTCTGCTGCCCTTCGGTAAGTACCTTCCCGTTGGAATCCATCTTTACGGACTTACGCAAGTCGGTAGACTCCGTAGGGTTAAGGTTTGAAGTGAGTTTAATCTGATCAGGATAGAAGGATACTACATCGGTGTTTCCGTAATTTGATTCTTCATCACCTTCCAAGACATTCTTTACGATTAATCCGTCATAACCTTCTTTGTAAGCAAGGTCTGCAAGTGTGTCTACGCTATGTTCCTGTCCGTTGTAGACTATATCGTAATAGTGTGAAGGCTCGATAATTTTGACTTTTTTGCCTCTAATCGTGTAATTGGTTGCCTCATAGAGTTTCTTGGGATGATGGGTCTCAAAGTATTTGCTGATTTGCTCAACTGTCTTATCATCAAAAATGTCTTCGATGTGGTAGGTTGTACGTTTAAACTTCTTTCCCTTTTCATTTTCCAAGGAAACAACATACTTGCCTGTGTTTTCGTAATACTCGATTGAGGCATTGGTTTTTTCGCCTTCAAAAGCTACTCTCGAAACGTCAATAACTAACGGATTTGTAAGATTAACGTAGCAAGCATATATACTACCTTCCCCTGTCTCCGGGTCAAATCTTTTGGCCATAGTTCCGTCAGGCATGGCAAATGAGTTTGCCGTGAATCGGCTCGTTGAGAAAAAGTTAAACTGTTCTGTGCTAAACTCCGTAAATCCCGGTCTAATTGTACCGTGAAAAAGAACCAACAACCTGCCCTGATCGTCTCTGGCCTGTGAATTTGAGAAGAAAGATTGCTGCCCTTCGGATAATGTTCTGCCTTCGGAATCCATCTTGACGGATTTGCGGATGTCCGGGTTAGTAGTGGGGTTAAGGTTTGTCTTGTTTTTAAACTGCTCGGATGAAAAAGCAACAAAGGAATTGCCACGCATTACAGTGCCATTTTCTGTTAAATCTCCACCTTCATTGAGAATAATACCGTCAAAATCGTATCCTTTATCGTCAATGAAATCTTTAAGATTATCCGCCTCATTCCAATCAATTCCGGCGGCAATATAAGAATCAATTTCTGCTTTTGAAGCAAGCGGATTGATTCCCATCGCATATCCACCTTTGATATACTCATCAATAAATATTTTGCGAACTTTTGAATCAGAAATATCAAACGGCTTTGTAATGTTTAAATAACCTTCATATATTTGCGGTGTATTTCCTGCTCTTCCATTTCCGCTTGAACGAGTATATCTGTCTGCATACTTTTTGTCTGCCGTAAAGTACACTAAACCATTTTTAAAAATCGTAAATCCGCCATGAGATGTTCCGTGGTAAACAAGAAGCAGGTTTCCGTTATTATCTCGGATTTTAGACTCGGCAAAGTAATTCTGCTGCCCTTCCGTTAAAGTGTTGCCTTCGGAATCTATTTTTGAAGATTGTCGTATTTCTTTATTTTGAACAGAATCTTCATCACTTCGTCCTCTGTCTCCGGCTGCGTTTCTGCTAATTCCTTGAGCATCTCTTTTAGAACTGTTTCCGTTGTCATTGCCGCTAAAATCGCTTGCGTAAATCTCTCTGTCATTCCTAATGCGGCTAACAATTCTGCTAATGTCTTGAGCCTGTCTTCCATTAAATTCAACTCCTTTCGTTGCCGTAATGTTGGGCGATTCTATGTTTATTATTTCAAAAACGTGAAAATCATTTATGCCATAACTTTCAAAATAGAAGAAATGATTCGCTGATTCGACCTCTCCCATAAAACGCATCGATTGATGCTTTAATCTACGTCCATTGGCAAGTTTAAATATTTCGCTTCTTGCCTCATCAAATTCTCCGGGATATAGCCTATCATCCATGTGGAACAACGCTCCACGGAATTCTTTGGGGACATCGTCATACAAGTCATCAACATAAATGGTGTTGGGGTCACGAATATCAAGAGTGGTGTCTATTTTTTTTGAAAACAGAGTGTGATTGGCAACATCTAATTTTTCATTTGTTGCTTCAGTTCTATTTTCGTCTGTCTTCGCATCATTACCTTTTACAACCTCATATGAAACATGAGCAATTCCTCTTTTGTCCAAGGCATCTACAAGTTTACTGTCTGCATTGGCAGGAATTGTGACGTATGCTATTTCGTCAAGACCCACGGCTCTAACAGGCTTTGCCTCAAAGTAGTCCGTTGGCATCCGCATAATGTCGTTATAAAGGTCAAGAATATTTTGTGCCGTATGGTCTGTTACATGAAGTCCATACCATTCTTTGAGCCTTCTGTTAATAGATGCAACATTCTTTGCACCACGAAGAGAATCAACAATCGCCTCACCAGCTCTGTCCATAGCCGCAAAGCCGTTAGGTTCTCTTGTATCCTTTATAGCGCTTGCTATTTCAATCAAGCGGTCGGTGTACTGTTCCCTTAACTTTTGACGCTCCTCATCGTCTTGGTGAACAAGTCTTGCCACATCATTTTTTATATCTTCTATTGAGGAATACTTTCTTGTTGCAACTCCCCATATTTGCATAACATCAAAAAGCGCATTGCCTGCTCCCTGTTGCTCCTGTTGTTTCATGGCTCGGACAACATTTTCAAGAGTTACCTCATAGTGAAGTGCTTCGAAAGAACGTCTATTGCCTGAAGGAGTAAAGAAATCAACATTGTTTCTGATTCCTTCTTTTTCAATTATACCATCAAAAAGACTTGTAATCCAAGATTCATATTCAGTCTTGTTTGTAAGGTTATCATTTATCATATCCTTGAATTGTTTGGAATCAAGAACCTGCATTGCTCCTCTTTTGCGATATGAGTACATAGCACGAACTGCACGGTCATATTCACTCCATGACAGTGTTCCATCGTCCTCATCAAACATATGATAGTGCTGCTCTCTTATTTTCTTTTGATAGCCTTTTAAATCCTGATCTTTTATTCCATCATAAGGTATAGGGTTCTCCCTTATATACGCTTCATTTAGCGAAAGTCTTATTCTATCAACAATATCGGGATGCTCTTTGTAGAAACTATAGCCTTGTTCGTGCATTTCGTTGACAATATCATCGCCAAGGACTATTGCAAGCGCACCAAGAGCCTCGTTAGAGACCCCTTTGCCTTCCATGTACAATTTATCTTTTGTCGGAATATCGAACCCTTTTCCTGTGTCCTGCAAATAGGCATACTTAATAATGTCAGAATCGCCATAAGCATTTACCGCATCTGCCCATCTGTTGAACTTGTCGGTCATGTTATCCATGTCAAGGTTAGCACTTCCAAGCATATTATACTTTTCCATGCCACCAACAAGCGATATTATTTTGTCTGCAACCTCTTTTCTTTTAGTAGATGAGATTTTTTTATCAACACTTGGAAAAACAGGAGTCCACGCATCACCACTATAAACACGATTTGCACTGCTCCATTTAGGGTCAATTGTTGCCTTGGTAAAAACCACTGTACAATCTCCATAGCCAACATGAGGCATCTGTCCTCCTGATCCTACTCCATGCAACTACAGGATATCTCTCCGTACATCTTCTTTCTGATTTCATCGATATCGTCCATGACCCACTCTTCGTCAACAATAATGGTTTGAATGCCGTAT